GGCAGAAGCACCGGAGCCAGGAAGGACCCAACACCCCCCACCCCAGGGGGGGTCGCCTCTTGTCTCACTCTGAGATAGCTGCCAAGGCCTCTAGCGTTGCCTCTAACGCGATGCGAAGCTCTTCTGCTCGCTTGGTCAACTCTGCATGCAAGTCTTCGCTATCGCATTGCAGAGCCCCTTGGCTGGCCTGTATCTCGACAATCAACAATCCATCCTTGACGCACTCCCCCCGCTCTAGGTGGATGACCTCGATCTGGTAGTCGTCCCTGTACACCCCAGCAGCCTGCATCGCGTCGAGGGGGGCTTTAAGAAGATTGTCCAGGTCTCTTCGTCGCCGGTCTGGTGGGTGTGCTGTGATCGATAGGGAGAGGGCCACATCACCGAAAGCGATTCGCTGCTCTTGGCAGATCGCAGCTACTGCCTCGCGGTATCGCCTGCCCTCCTTGCTGATGAGGGTCTTGGCCCCGACTCGTCGCCAGTAGTGGTTGATGCTCGGTGGGTAGGGTAGTTCGATTCGCATGGGCAGGTCCTCCAGGTGGTGGGCTCGGTCTCTGGAGGGAACTGTCCCCCGAATCGGTCAACAGGTCAACAGCAAAAACAGATTCACCCCCGAGGAGCCTCGCGTATAAAGATACCCCCCTAAAACCACACACACACAGGAAAAAGGTATTGAGGGTGAATCTGTATATAAGTAAGTAGTAGTAGTAGTAGTTTAGTAGTCTTTTTATTGGTATTCGCGAGAAAAACAGATTCGCAAAACAGATTCACCACAGGTTCACCTTCACTCCCCCACCTAAGGGTGGTAGGTGGTGAAGTTCCCCCGCCTGTTGGGCTGGCCCCCCCTCTGGAGCACCCTTGGTGAAGCTGTTTCTTCCCACTGACCCAGCCCACCAGGTGGCAGAAAACAATTTTCTAAAATTTTTAACCTTTGAGCTTGTCCCGGTCGAATCAATGTTTACAATCTTTGCATGACAGCCGCCGATGGTTGTCGCAGATGACACATTCAGACACGAGGACACGACAGATGGACAAGGCACGAGCGATTGAGCGGATTTTGGAAATCACCGCTGGAGACTGGGACGCAAGCAGCAACGTCGCTGCTATCTTCGACCAGATGCCGATTACGTTGCTTGAGATGAGCAACTCTATCACCGACGAGATTTGCTTCGATGACTTGGCAAGGCTGGCCGCGCACGATGTGAAGCGCCGCGAGTTGGCTGAAGCGGAATGACCCGCTCTGAATCACGAGTAGCCCACCTGATGCTAATGCGTCATGGCTGGCGCTCCAGAATCATCGGCTGGGCCGGTGATCTGACCAAGGAAGTGTCGATCGAGGTATCGGTCGGCAGCACGAGAATTAACCTGGAGACTTTCGACTGTGTGCGGAAGTTCCTGAGCAATAACCCTACCGATGGAGACACGAAATGAAGAAACAAGTACCCCGCGAGATTGTGGTCTTTCCAGATTACAGCTCCTGGACCTGGACCGGTATTGTTAAGGATGCCATGGGCCAGCAGATTGCCGAAGAGACTCTGGAGTCCCTTGGCCGGTTATCAAACCGCGACGATGTGGAGCAAGCCGCCGTAGCCCTTGCCGGTCGGCATGGGATCACCATCGATTCTGGATACCTGCATTGGGACTCGAACGAGCACACCGCGATCTGGCTAGCAGGTGATGACGAATCGCCGCATGGCTGGGTCTGCTGTCAAAGGGGAGAGACTGACAGCCTGGAAGACGCCAAGCTCGGCCCGATCCGCCTGGAGCGCTCTGACGCCGAGCTCGACCGCGAAGTCTTCGGATTCACAGAGATCAAGTTTGTTTACGATGGCTGGCTCTACGAGACAGACGTGCTGGAGGATGAGTCCGATGGCGATTAAGAAAACAACCATTTTGAGGCCATACCGCTGGGAAGACCGCGAATCGATCTGGGGGAAAACCTACCAGTCGCGATCCGGTCGAGTGATGCGGATGGTTTCGCGGGTGACATGCGTTCGAGGTGTTTTTTTCGTGGATGGGATCAAGGCGGACAAACTTCTCGAGAAGTACATCTGGCTCGATGGATCCCCCTGTGGAATCGAAGTAAAGGGTTTTAGCAATGGCGAAAACAAAGGAGCCCAAGGGGCCAATGACAGTGATCAACATGGGCACGTCTCAGCCAGTGGACTGGGTGGAGCTGTTTCGCAGCTCGGCCAGCCTGGAGGGCCTGACGTTTAGCGAATGGGTGGCTCTAGCCTGCCTGGATCGCGCAGCCTGGATGAGCGGTAAGACCGCCGAGGAGCTGGCCGCTGGTCTGTCGATCCGTGCGACTCGTGGGAGAAGACCGAAGGAGGCTGAGCCATGCTGATGGAATTTGTCTACGCTTTGGCATTCGGACTCGTTGTCTGTGGCCTGATCGAGTTTGCTGGCTGGCTTTTGTCTGAGGTGCTCACAGCACCTGAGGAGAAATGATGATCTGGATTGCTTCTGGTGTTATTTTGCTCGCGCTCGGCATGGCTGCGATCGGCCTGCTAGCTCTGTTGATGGCTGGGATTTCGCACTGTGACGAGGAGGATCGATCGTGAGTAAACAGCAAGCCTTCCCGGGTGTTCCAGGAATCCCCGTAGGATGGGAGTTTCTTGGTTTTATGGAGCCGAATAAAGGCGACTGGTTTTTATGCCTGGTCAATCGCAAGCCTCGTCAGTGGCGGTATGACGACCAAGGGACGATCTTGGTGGCAATCATTCGCAAAATCAAGAAAACCAGAAAGGAAGTTGTATCGTGAGTATCACAAACTGGACCAAGCCAGGCTGCCGAGCCCTGGACCTCGACGAGCCGATCCAGCAGGGCGACTATGTGGCCGAGTGCTGGGGTGAAGATCGATCGACTGGGACTCCAGGTAATTGGGTTCGGGCTATCTTCTCGGTCGGCCAGACACCCCGCGATGCCCATGTCTTCGCATGTCGGCCAATCGGGAAGCAGACTAAAAGACCAAGAATCACCTGCGACGAAGCATTCCCAAGAGAAATCCAAGGTGTCTGGATCCACGAGGACGACGACATCGTTGACCACAAAGCCCGATGCATGCCAAGTAAGCACGAATGGGAGCCCGTCGAAATCAAGACTTTCCCGTCCGCTGAAAAGTGCAAGAACTGTCACGCAGTCCGACATTATCCGCGAGAAGGTTTTAATTGATTGACACGATGTCCCGATCTGCTAGCCTTGTCCCTTCTAGGGCTGTGGTTAGCCGGTCGGAATCGTGTCTCCTGACTGACTAGCCATAAGCCTTTTTTTACGCCTACACCCAACCAAGGAGACACACATGGTCCAACTGCCCTGGACGAAATCCACACCCGCGACACAGATCGTGGAGTGCACCGCCGCTGACTATCACGCTGGTCGCTCGCACTATATGACGAGCCACATGCTGGACACCTTCCGGCATAGCCCGCGATTGTGCCAGCAGAAGATGTCGGGACTGCTCAAAGAGCAGACCAAAAGCTATTACGAAGTCGGGACCGCTGCTCACCTGTTCATCCTGGAGGGCCCTGGAGCCTTCCACGCGAAATACACGGTCGCGAATGGTCCGGTCAATCCGAAGACCGGCAACTGCTACGGTCGCGATACCAAGAAGTTCGAGGAATGGATCGCCGAAGTCGAGGCATCCGGGATGAAGATTGTCTCGGACGAGGAATTCCAGGACATCCAAGCCATGGCCGACAGCATCGAGGAGAGCAATGCAGCCGAGCTGCTTCACTATGGCCGACCGGAAGTGACAATCCGTGGAACCCTCAAGGGTGTTCCATGCCAAAGTCGATTGGACTTCCTGGATCTTGACCGCTCGCGAATCGTGGATCTCAAGACTACCGAGAGCCTGGAGCGCTTTGACCGCGATTTTTTCCGGTTTAAGTACGACAAGCAGCTCGCGTTTTATCGTGCGATGGTTGCCGGGCTAGCTCTCACCGACCGTGTGCCAGAGGTCTATGTGATCGCCGTGGAGAAGTCCCCGCCATATCGAGTCCATTCTTGGCAAGCCACCGAGGCCACCTTGAGCGCAGCTGACGAAGTCAACAAGCTGCTTCTCGACCAGTACCGTCAGGTCTCGAAGACTGTCGGCAATACGATGAAGTGGCCGATCTCGATCGAATACGGCCGTACTTTTGGCCAGATCTAGTTTACCTGTTTGTTTGTTGGTTTTTCTGTTTATGGAGACACGAAAGATGGCTTTGAATTTGACTACATCGCGAGTCATTAAACCGCGACGGACCTTTCTGTATGGGCCTGGAGGTATCGGTAAGACCAGCTTCGCAGCTGCCGCGCCTGACTGTGTGATCATTCCCACCGAAGAGGGTGCGAACGATGTGGAGGTCGCAAAATTCCCGATCTGCCAGAGCTTCGTCGATGTGCTCAATTGCATCGGCCAGCTGTACACCGAGGAGCATACATTCAAGTCTGTCTGCTTGGACACAGTTGACTGGGCCGAAAAGCTCGCATGGATCCAGATCGCTCGCGAGAATCACGTAGAGCAGATTGGAGACATCAAGTATGGTCGCGGGTACGGTTTCGCCGCGAATCTGTTCCGCCAGGTGCTCCAGGGGTTGGATGCATTGCGTGACCATCGAGGTATGTCGGTCTTCCTGCTTGCCCATGCGAAAACAGAGAAGTTTGAGGATCCAGAGCACACGAGCTATGACCGCTACGAGCCGAAGCTACACGACCATGTCACCAACCTGATTGTTGAGTGGGCGGATGAAGTCTTCTTCGCAAACTTCAAATCGATCGTGAAGGAGGAAGACGCCGGATTTAATCGAACCATTGGCAAAGCGAAATCAACAGGCCAGCGGATTCTCCGGACCACCGCGAAGCCAGCAGCAGTCGCGAAAAACCGGCTGAACATGCCTGATGAAATCCCATTCTCGTACATCGAATACGCGAAGTTCCTACCGTCTTAAATCGTCAGTTTCTGTTTGTTAGATGTTTGTTAGTTTCTTAGATAAGGTTTTACACAGATGGCTTTGATCAATTTTAACGCGAATGACCACCAGGACGCAGGACCCGGTCCGCTACCCGCTGGTGACTATATGGTTTACGTCGCAGCTAGCGAGATGCGAATCAATCAGGACAACGGCAATCAGTCGCTGAGCTTGACGCTCGATGTGATGCAGCCTGAGACCATGCAAGGGCGCAAGGTTTTCTCCAATTACACGATGAGCAGCCACAACGAGGAGGCAGTGCGAATCGGAATGCAGCAGCTAGCTCAGGTATGCCGCGCCGTGGGCGTGATGTCACCGAGCGACTCGACTGAACTGCATGATATTCCCTTCTTTGTCCGGTTGATCGTCAAGACGCTCGACAACGGGAAGGTGATCAACAATGTCCAGACCTGCTGGAGCACCGCTTCGGCAGCTCCACCGCTCGCTAAGCCCAAGGGGCAGCCACCGAAGCCAGCTGGCCAGCAGTACGCTCAGGCACCTGCTCAGGCATGGCAACAGCCGCAACAGCAGCAGCCTCAGTACGCTCCACCTGTCCAACAGGCACCACAGCAGCAGCACATGGACCTGCAAACGCAGTACCGAACGCAGGCACCCGCCCAGCAGTATCAGCCTCAGCCGATGCAGCAGCCAGCGATGGCTCCACCAGCTGGAGCACCACCGTGGGCACAGCCGAGATCAGCTCAGCAGCCACAACAGCAGCACGATCCGAACGGTGATGTGCCATTTAATGGGCAGTTCTAGGCATCGGCCAGACCGCTTGAGAATTAGCCGTAGCAGGTCGCCGTTGGCCTGCTAGGTATCTGAGACAAATCACAATGGAGACACAAAAAGTGAGTGCAGAAGAGAGACTACACAGACTAAAAATCTTAGAGGTAGCAGCGAGTCAGCTGCTTAAATCACACTGGGAGAACCATGATCTGGTTTGCAATTTGCACGTAGCAATTGGATTTGAAATAGACGCTACAAAAAGGCAAATAGACGCTATTAAATCATCGATTGCTGAAGGTGAAAGGCGTTGCGAAGCCTTCGAGGACATGGTGACATGGGAAGGTGGGCAGCCAGATCGATTGATGCAAGATGGGAGGATATGGCGCAAACCAACCTCTAAGGATCTCGGAAAAATGGTTCGAGTGTCTAACAAACTTGAGTCATTACCGGAAAGCTTTCCTGAAGCGAAGCTTAGTTATGTAAACAAAAAATCCTTTGTTTGCGAAGGAACGAAGTCTAATTCGGTGTTCTGGAAATACGCCTGGATCGAGTGCGATTCAGCCGAGGAGACTGAGCAGACCGACGACGATGGCAAGGGTTATATCAGCATTCAGGTCGGAGCCTTCTATCCTGGAGAGCCGTCGGTGCCAGTTGTTAAGCAATCCTTGACAACTGAGGAGTAGCCCATGGATCCGCGATGGTATCAATCAGAATCAGTTTCTGCTTGCTGGGACTTCATACGCGCCCAGCCTGGTAATCCTTGCATCGTCCTCCCCACTGGGGCAGGCAAGTCGCTTGTGATTGCCATGCTGGCGCGTGATGTGGTCGCTTGGGGTGGTCGGTGTCTCGTCCTAGCTCACCGCAAGGAGTTGCTGGAGCAGAATGCCGAGAAAATCGCCTCGTGCTTACCAGGGCTGGACACTGGAGTCTGGTCGGCAGGCCTGCGACGAAAGGAGCACGGCCACTCGATCGTGGTCGCTGGTGTCCAGTCCTGCTTTCGGCAAGCAGCAGCCTACATGATTGGCCATCGCGATATTGTGATAGTCGATGAAGCTCACCTGATCCCGCTATCAGGTGAGGGGATGTATCGACAGCTCTTGGATCACCTGTTAGCGATCAATCCTAATTTGCGAATCGTGGGACTGACCGCGACTCCATACCGGCTTGATCATGGGGTGGTATGTGGTCCGAGGGATTTGCTTACTGATGTTTGCTACGAAGTCCCGCTGCTCAAGCTGATCGAAGAAGGCTACCTGTGCCCCCTGACATCGAAGCAGACAGCCCACGCCATCAATACCGATGGAGTAGCTACCAAGGGCGGGGAGTTTGTCCAAGGTGCTTTGGATCGGTCCGCCGCTCAAGAGGATGTTGTCCGAGCCGCTACGCTGGAGCTGCTTGGCTGGACCATGGATCGCCACTCGGTGTTGCTGTTCGCTTGTGGTCGCAAGCATGCCGCGATGCTTCGTGATTGTATCGGCCAGCAAGTACCCTCAGATCAGATCGGGTACGTCGATGGAGAAACGCCATCGGGAGAACGAGACGATACGCTCGCGAAGTTCAAAGCTGGTCTGATCCGCTACTTGGTGAATATCGATGTTTTGACCACCGGATTTGATGCGCCGAATGTGGATTGCGTGGCGTTGTTTCGTCCGACTTTGTCGCCTGGTCTGTTGTATCAGATGGTGGGGCGCGGCTTTCGATTGCATGCATCAAAGCAAAATTGCTTGGTCTTGGACTTCGCTGGAAACATCCGCCGACATGGGCCTATTGATCAGCTCAAAGCACCGGACCGCAAAGGACCCAGGGAGGGTGCTCCAGGTGAAGCACCGAGCAAGGCCTGTCCAGAGTGCAAGGAGTTGTTGAATCTGCAAGCTAGGGAGTGCCCCGCTTGCGGGTATGAGTTTCCAGAGCCGGAAGCCAGGCACGAGGCCCAAGCTAGCCAGCTACCAGTCCTTTCGAGTGGAATCAAGGAGCCGATCACCGAATGGGCGGACGTGGTCAAGGAGCCTGTCTACCTGGTCTACAAATCCGAGAAGAAGGAGCACCGATCCTTTCGAGCTATCTACCGCCTCAAGGGAACGCAATCGGTTTCGGAGTATGTTTGCTTGGATCACCCGCCAGGCTCGTTTGCTCGGAAGAAAGCCGAGGCATGGTGGGCTGAGCGCTCGAGCGTGCCTTGTCCAAATAGTTGCTGGGAAGCCTACCACCTGCTCAAAAAAGTCCCGCATGCATTAGCAGCACCAAAGCGGATGCATTTGAAATGGATACCTGGTCGCAAGTGGCCAGAGATCCTAGCCGTAGAGATCGGCGAAATAGTGGACTGCTCGAACGAGGAAGCAGTCATCGAGGCCAGAGAGTTAGCCGAAATCCAATTGAATCTATTTAACAGTTAGGCCGATGATGCTTGTCCCTGAATCAATGAAGAGCTGTCGGCAGTGGGTCGCTTGGAGACTCGAAGAACGCGACGGCAAAGGCTCCAAGATCCCGTATCAGATCAACGGGCAGAGAGCTAGCTCGATGGACCCGCGACACTGGACCAGCTTTGAACAGGCTTGTCAGTTTGTCGAGAATACCCCCTCGTTTTCAGGTCTCGGTTTCGTTTTCAGCCAGGCCGACGACTTCGTCGGAATCGATCTCGATAACTGCTTCGGTGAAGATGGAAGCCTCGACGAGTGGGCTCGCGATGTGCTCAGCCGCTTCCCGAGCTACTGCGAGATAAGCCCATCTGCCAAGGGGATGAAGATCTTTTGCCGAGGTACGCTTGCGAGTGATCGAGGCCGAAGGCTGAACATCCCCGGTAAGCCTGGCGCCCATCTCGAAGTCTATTCTTCGGGCCGATACTTCACCGTGACAGGTCAAGCCCACGGTGATTGCATGGAGACTGTCAACTGCCAGGACGGGCTCGATTGGCTGGCAGCTGTGGTGCTCCCCGCCTCAGCTCCACCACCTGCACCCGTCGCAGCTCCAGCACCGAAGCAGCAAGCCAAGCAAGGCAACAGACCAGACGCCGAAGAACGAGCAAGACTATACGCTCGCAGCTATCCACCTGCGATCAGTGGACAAGATGGACACGGCGTCACCTTTCGCCTGGCTTGTGTGCTCGTGACCGGTTTTGGACTCGGAGCCAATGGAGCAAGGGCGATCCTCGAAGAATGGAATATGGGATGCCAGCCTCCTTGGGGCTCCAGGGAACTGGAGCACAAGCTGAACCAAGCCGAGAAGGCCGGACAGGCCGAGGGTGGCCATGGTTGGATGCTCGAAGACGAATCGGTCCGACTAGAGCAGTCGGCAGTCCCTGTATCGGTCGGCGAACTCGATGCATATGAAGTCTTTCTTGGTGGCCTGATGGGTAAGGCTCAGGCATCGAGAGCGAAAACCGGATTCCCCGAGCACCTTTACAACGTCCCTGGATTCATGCGAGAAGTCTCGGACTACATCACCGACCAGAACCCAAGGAAGAATCCGATACTGTCGCTCGTCGCAGCTGTGGCGCTCCAGGGAGTGTTGATCGGTGCGAAATACAAGGACCGGACTGGCAACCGATCGAATCTCTATTTTGTCCTGCTTGCCCCTTCATCGGGTGGCAAGCAAGCCCCCATGGAGTGCATCGAGAAGATCTTGAACGCTTCCAATGGTGGCAATCTCTACGGTGGCAAAGTGTCGTCCGATTCTGCTTTGGCTTCTGACCTAATGGTATCGCGGTCCAAGCTGTACATCTGGGATGAGTTTGGGCGATTCTTAGACAAGACGCGAATTAAGACAGGTGGAGCGCACTTGCACGCAGTCCAGGAAGCATTGCTAGAGTTATGGGGAAAAACCTCTGGAGTATGGAAGCAGAAGAGCTACGCAGATAGCAAAAACAATAAGGAGATTTATCACCCCTGCTGCTCTTTTTTGGGTCTGACCGTACCAAGTACCTTTTGGGATGGACTCGAAGAAGGCCATTTGAGCGATGGGTTCGCTGCTCGGATGATGGTTATCGACTCTGGCCCGCGCTTGAAGTTCGAGGAAACCATCGAGAAGGATCCACCAAAAAGCATTCTTGAGAAGGCTGCTTACTGGATCAACCTTCGGCCAGGTGGAAACCTCGGTGGAGTCAATCCCGAGGCTATCTTGGTACCAGAGACACCAGCAGCAACGGCTATTTTCCGCAAGCTGGTGAATAAAGCCGAGGACGCTGGAAACGACGAGACCGAGAATTCGATCTGGGGCCGAGCGATTCAGAAAGCCCGCCGGCTAGCTTTGATCTATGCATGCAGCAGAGACCAGGAAGCACCGGTTATTGATGACCAGGCCGCGCAGTGGGGTGTAGACTTCGCTACCTGGTGCACCGATCGATTTATAGCCATCGCGAAAGATGAAGTTGCATCCGATGATCCGGCCCAGCAGAAGTGGCAACGAATTCGCAAAGTAATCAACGCCTACACGAAACGAAATCAGCTATGCTCGCGATCCGCTTTACTGCGAACCATCAAGTGGCACGCGAAAGACCTGGACAAGATACTTGATACCATGGTACAGGCCCATGTGATCGAGGCGAAACAAGTGCCTGCCGCGAATGGAAAATTCGCGACTTACTACTCTGTTAAAGGATGAGGACGATGGAAGACAAGATCGAAGAGTTTTTTCGTGACGCAACGGCTGATGATGTTGCTAGGGTGATGCGAGGAGAAAAGGTTGAAGCGAGGTTTCGAGATCAAAATTGCGGCAGTTGGGTGGAGTTTAAGTTTCTTGGCGGGTGGCGTAATTACCACAAGGAACACCCAAGGTTTCTCGATCAAGATGGGGTTTGCTGGGTGCAATGTCAAGTCTACGACCCGCCTGAGATCCTCAAGAGCAAGCCCGATCCCGGCGAAGGGTGGCGGCTGGTGGAGAAGTTTCCGCCGGAGGAATTGCAAAAAGGCGATGAGGCTTGGGGGAATCATCGAGATAATGAGTGGAGCAAGTCTGATTATGCCGAGAGGGGATGCAGAACCCAATGCGAAAAACTCTGGTATCGCCGACGCATTGCCAACAATCCGGAAACTCCGGATAGTTCGAACTCTTCGGAAATCCCGAACAGTTCACGCTCCCGCGACACAATCCCCAGCGGCTGGCGCGTGCTTGGCAAGGACGAAGAGCGGCTTTCAAGCGATGCGTTTTGGTCGCTAGGGTGCAAAGAATGGATCGTGCTAGGTGATGACCGGGTTGGCGTTGCGAATAGGGAAAAGTTGCACGCGATCCGGCAGGTAAATCATCGCGTCTACTACGCCCTTGTTGATAATTACAACTACCGTCTACCAAACGGTCAGACGATCAGAGTTGCCGCGAAAGGCTTTGAGGTGGGGTGATGAATAATCGCCAGATCAGAAAGATCATGAAGCGGCAATTAGACTGCGCTTACCGATCGTCAACTGTGCGAGAGTGTTACAAGCAATACTGGAGGCGAAGGTATCGCTTTCAGGTTAGATACTACAATCTGATTTACGGAGGTGATGAATGAACGACGCGATTAGCAGCAATGAATGGACCGATGAAGCCCCACAGGGGCCAGGTCTCTATCTTTACCAGTTCACTACTGAATGGCCGATACATGTTGGCAGGGTAAAAAAAGGAGACTGGAGCAGCAGAGAGAATCCTGAATGGCTCTACTGCAATGGAAAGCCGCTGTTTCAAATGAATGCCAGATGGCTTGGTCCGATACCAGAGCCGCCGAACCGCTGCCCATGAGCCCTAGCCGAGCTGAACCAGGCTAACCTTATCTCTATCGCATGCTGGACATTGCCAGGACTGGTCACAGGGTCTCGATTCTGTGGCCAGTCGGAAGTCTGGATCGAAGACATTACCAAGCTTGCCGATTAGCCGTTGGCGCTCCAGGATGCAACGCCATGCGTCACCGTTGGGCTGTACGCTGATATGGTCCACGCCTCCCGAGCAGAGGACCTGTTTACCATCGGGTTTGGGATCTAATCCCCAGGCTCGATTCTCGCGCATGAAAGGCCGAAGCATTTCTTTCTGGGCTTCGGTGTACTCCCAGGGGTAATAGGCGATCGATTGGTATGGGTCAACATGCCATCGGATTCCCTGCGCGTCGAACATTTGGACCCAATGCGGAATCAACCAAAGTTGCTCAGGCCATGCCACCATGTTAGCCGTTACCTGAAATCCGAACTCCTGGAGAAACTTAACCCGCCCGATGAATATCTCTGGGTTCATCGGGTTGGCTTTCGTCCCGTTCTCGGTCGGATGAAAGCTAGCCGTGATCGAATGGACCTGGCTCGGTGTCGCGACATTGACGAAGTCTAGCAGACTGTGAGACAGATTCGATGTAATGGAGACTTTGATAGACTTGTCCAGGTGCTCCAGGATGTGGACAAGCCCGATCCCAGGGAGAAATGGTTCACCGCCTGTGATGTCTAAGTACTGAGGCTTGAGCTTGTTCCATACTTCGACCCACTTCTCCCATGGCAAGAATGGCTCGGGCTTGAACTCTCCCCGCTCCTGCGCCTGGACCTCCCAGCAGTATTTGCACTTGAAGTTGCAGGCAAAGGTGGTCCACCAGATAGCTGTTCGGAGTTGGTTCACTTGAATAATCCCATCTTGTCTTGCGAATGCTGAATCCTTGCCCGTGCAATCTCGATGTATTCCGCCTCGCGTTCAATGCCGATAAACCGAAAACCTTCGAGGATTGCCGCTTTCCCGGTTGATCCTGAACCCGTGAATGGATCCAGGACAATTCCGCCCGGTGGAGTCACAAGCCTGCATAGGTATCGCATCAGGTCAGTAGGCTTGACTGTTGGGTGGTGGTTGCGGCTTGGCGTGTTTCGCGTAGCACTTCGTTCGCCTCCGCTATCGGAAAGCCCCATAACCTGCCTTGGCTTTACCGCCTCTATCGCCTCGCACCCTGCATCCCTGTCCGCTTTGCTTGCCTTGGCGGTGTAGAAAAATCGGGCTGCATCACCCAGCAATCCAGTCGCCTCATCGCTTCCATCGTGGATAAAGTTCGCAGGCCATCGGCCTGTGTGTGTCGACTCGTTACAAGTGGCGTACTTGCCGTAGACACCTGGAAACTTGTCTCCACCCTGTGTCTTTATCTCATCCGTGCCCACCCTGCACCCGTCCACGTTTAAGCCGCCTGTGCCATGCTCTAGCACGTTCGCCGCTACGGTTAACGCAAAGGGCTTGCGAGCCATTGTGACTGGCTCAAACGCCGGTTTCAGAGCAGTCCCCCAGCCTTGCCACTGCTTAGCGGCTTCGGTTGCGGGTATCTCGACGCCCGGTTGATACTCCCTGCCATTGTCTTTGATCCAACTGCCCGTCTTATCCTGATCCGCGCCGGGAATCATCCGCTTAACTGGATCACCCACAGGAATCTTTTTCCGCTCTGCCCCTGCTGTCTTATCAATCGCCTTGCTGATGTCCAGCGATTTCGGGAAACCCGAACCGTAGACCCAGGCGATAAGATCGCGAATCTCGAATCCTGCGTCCTCGATCCTTACCGCCATTCGGTGCTGCGTCCGAGTACCCGCGAAGGCTAACAGGTGTCCGCCAGGCTTGAGGACTCGCAAGCATTCCTGCCAGACCTCAACGGCTGGTACGTCGTAATCCCATCGCTTCCCCATGAAGGACAAGCCGTACGGTGGGTCGGTTACGACCGCATCGACCGAGCAGTCTGGAAGCGTCTTGAGAACTTCGAGACAGTCCCCATGGTGTAGTTCAAAGCTCATCGTGTCTTTCTTGCCCAGTTGATAGCGTCCTGCCTGACATTCGGATTCGACTTGATCCAGCTTGGTTTCTGTGGCTTCCATGGTCCGTCTGGATCGTGACCAATGCGGAAGTGATGCTCGCGACACAGAGTCACCAGGTTGCTTGGTTCTAGCTCCAAATCTGGTCGCAAGTGGAATGGCTCGATGTGATGGACGTTGAGCTGCTCGACCGATCCGCAAGCCAGGCAGGCCGGATGTCGCTTGACGTGGGCCGCTCGAACCGCCGACCATTCGGAGCTCCGTGGTTCGCCCCATCCATCGACGGTGGCTTCGCTCAGTTGCTCTGGTGGCTCTGGTGGTATGCTTGATCCACGAGTCATCCAAGCAAACAACGCAAAGACAGCCATCAAGGCCAGGACGAAGAGATAGGATTCGATTAGCGACTTTGACAAGTTATTCATTTTCGCACCGCCCATAGTAGATCTGTATTCGGTCCGTTCTGCTTGACCTCGACCGCGAATCCTTCGCCGGTCAATCGCTTCTCGATGTCCTCTGTCGAATAGACTATCCCGTCTATGGTGGTATTGCGATGGATCTCCCCACAGATCTCATCCACAAGCCCTAACCTGGAGCACCACAACAGCCCAGGGTATTCGCCACCTTCGCAATCCACCTTGAGCAGTCGCACTCGACCGGATGGGGAGAGACTCACCGCTCGATCGATTATCGAGTCCATGGTGATCGTCTGCACGATCCGACCGCTATCGCTGGTCTGTAGCAGGTTGAACGTGGTTGTCACGCCTGGCTCGTGGAGTGGCTCGTCCTCCAGGGTGATCGATCCATTTTCACGCCAGACACCCTTCGGAATAATCTCGATTCGGTTTCTCTCTCGCTCGAGGTTGGCCGCAAGTCGCTCAACATTTTCCGCCATTGGCTCGACAGCTATGACGAGACCAGCACCACGACGAAGACAGGACCACGAGAACGCGCCCATGTGGGCACCGCAATCGATGATCACGTCTTTGCTGCTGAACTTGTTTGGAAGCTTGTACTCGTTGTACAGCGCCACCTCGTCCCAAGTCCGACGAGCTACGCCGGTCGGCCCGTCCGAAAAGTGAAAGTGCTTGTCTGGTCGAATCAGCTTGCTCGACTCGTCGCAGTATCCATGGGCAGGGATCTCATCTGGCATGTCGGGGATGAAGGCCACCGCATGATTGTATTGGCCGGTCATGTACCACTTATTCACAGGCTGGCCGTCAATGTCTCCCTCCCATCGGAACTTGTCGCGGGTTCGGTGAACGAAGAGAGTCCGACCGTCGAAATCCTTTTGCATGAAGGCTACATGGTGCCAGCCGGGGTGAGTGGTCGGGATGCAGCATTCCCTACCCATTTTTCTCCAGCATAGGTGGAATGTGTCCTTGTCCCCGTAAATGTGCTTATACACGTAATCCGAGTAGTCATTCATCCAGTCGGTGAGCCAAAGCGCGTCATGGTGCCTGGACTTGTCCACCATGTACTGGCCGCTCTCGAAGGCTTGCTCATCATGCCATGGCAAGCCGAACCGCTCCCACTGTCCGTGTTCCAACTTTTGTTGATCCGGCCAGAATGCAGCACCGACCCGCATGTATTCGGGATGAGCCATGAAGACTTCGGGATTGTAGACCGGGTACGAATCGGCATCGAGGCAGATGACCTCTTTGAATGGAGCATGCAGGGCCGCGAATGGTTTCATCTCCCAGCCGCCTAGAATTCGCCGAGGAATCCCGCGAGTCCGCTGCCACGAGTTAGCGCAGATCCATCCTACCTCGTAGGGCTCCAAAGCCTTGGCCATCCGAAGATCGAATTCCCCGCGGTCCCCCAAGTACCAAACCTGAATCGGCAAGTCACAACCATGGGCCCGAATCTGCCGGACCGTGACATAGATCGATGGGAAGAACCGCCAGCCACCACCACAGATCACAATGCCGCGCTCGTGATCCCATCTATCTGGAGCACGAGGAACCGACTTAGACGCCTGGTCAAAGAGTCGGCGAAAAGCCTCGATGATATTCGGATAGCTGAACCAGTCCGAAGGCCATGGGCCTGGTGGTTGCTGCATGAGCGCCATGCATTGTTCGACGGTCCAGGATTGCGTTAGCTCGTTGTGGTTGGCCATGTCTACCAGTGTCCTTTTGGGCAGTGTTCGGTTGATCGCCTGGCCTTGTTTGTCCAGCCGGTTGACTCGTTGATTTCGCACCCGCACAAGTCGCACGAGTGGCCAGTCCAATTGTCGCACGCTCGGCAGATCTTGAGGACCGCTTCGACCTGTGCGTCTGTTCGCTCTGGCCGACCCTCAGCTACCCATTGAGCGGTTGACTCGATGTAGCGAACGGCCTTCTCGGACATGGTGGGCTCCACCAGGTGCTCCAGAGTCTCTGGCTGCTTCTTGACGAATAGCTCGTGGTTGTCTCGACTCAGCCGAGCCATCGCGATTGAGACAGTCACCCGGTTGACGCTCTTTGGCTTGGGACATCCGAGGCATACTTTACATGCCGCGAGAGTGACCGGAATATCAAGCCCTTCGGCCCACTCCTTAGCCACATCGCAGAAGATCAATCCCTCGTGCTCGCGTCTGTATTCGCAGTTTTCCATCGTGTCTTAGATCGCTGATAGAGTGCAATTTTTGTAGGCGATTTGCCCGTCGAATCCGCCTGTGCCAGTGATTGTACCAACACAGCCGCAAAAAAACGCGGGGTCTTCAATCATCGCGCAAGTCTCGTAAAGAAAGGTCCACTTCTGCTCGAAGTCATCCCACTGGTAAAAGCAAAGGCCATCGCAAGAGATCCCGCCCGTTCCCGATCCAGACCCAGAGCCGCTGCCGTATCCACTCCCCGTTCCTGATCCGCTTCCCGATCCAGAACCATAGCCAGAACCTGAACCGGTCCCGCTTCCCGTTCCTGAGCCCGTCCCAGATCCCGTTCCACTTCCGGTCCCTGATCCCGATCCCGAGCCGCTGCCGCTACCACTGCCGCTACCTGATCCAGAGCCTGAACCGCTTCCGCTACCGGACCCTGAGCCGCTTCCTGAGCCACTGCCAGAGCCTGAGCCACTGCCGGACCCGCTACCAGATCCAGAGCCGCAACACTTCGCACATGCTCGAACGTCGATCGAATAGCCCACGGACTAGACCTCCTCGCCTGGCCCCTGTGGATCTCCAGAGCCTGGAGTACCGCCACCAGATCCACCGCAACTCTCTTCGGTGACTTCTGCGCCAGGTGGCAAGCAGATCTGCCGAGTGCACACAACTAGCTTACAGTTAGTCACGTCGAAGGAGACGTTAGTCACCACGGTGATCGTGGTCGTCCCGTCTTCCTGAGCACATGCGCAGTGACTGTAATACTCTTCCACATAGATCGATCCATTAAGGTCCCGAGTCCCGAGGAAGTAACCACCACCCTTGATCTTCCGCTTCTTGAGGTTGTAGACGGTATTGGTGACATCGAGTCCGTTGGGCCGATATGGTACCACCAAACCTGTAACCCGATCCCGATGACAGATCCTCGCAGTCCCCACGCCTGGCGTGATACCGATCAGAGTGCCAGGTGTAGCGCATTGTCCGGTGGCCGCTGGTATCTCAGCGGTGGCTTGCATGATCCAGCAGCCGACCGCATTGCCGGCAGTCATGTGACCTGCTGTGGATGCTCCAGGGGTCCAGCTGTCCGCCATCCGTTTGAGCTTGGACGCCAGGGTGCTGGAGAATGTTGCTACTTGTTTTTCAGCCATGCTATGCCCAGGTGAAAGGACCGAGATTCAAAGCGTTGAAGTCTACCTCGTCATACCGATTATACGGTGGACTGACGAATGATGGAGTTAGTGGATTGGTATTCTTCCCGCCGCTCCCGTTGAGATTACCAACAACCTGCTGGAATGCATCGTCACCAAATGGAACTTTTCGACCGGTGCCAACTCCACCTTGCCAGTAGTAGGTCCCTTCGTCGAGTGGTTTAAACGCCCATCCCTCTGGTAGTGGGTTGAACTTGATCGTGTATTCCACGTTGAAATACTTCGTGTAGTCCCGCTTCGCTGTCTGAGCCGTGATGCCAGCCATCAAGGCCTTACCTGCTGCACGTCCCCAGTATGTTGATGAGTTTACATGGTTTACATAGGTGTCAATTATCGAGTCGTTAAAGGATAACTCAGCTCGACGGATGGTAAGAACAGTAATCGCGATTGGCTTGGTGACTGGTGGTAGAGGTTCTCCAGCAGAATTGGTGATTGCCCTCGTCGAGTCCTGCGCGTCGGCAGTCATGGGAACTTCCATGTTCTCGAATCCCCAAGTCCACTCGGGGTCAATGTCCCAGGGGTTGTTGTTTACGTCCGAGTCATCCCCACGCTTCTGGATGTTGCTGTAAGTACATTCCACCTCCCAAGTGGCCGGGCCGACTTCCTGGAAACTTCGCTTGATGCAGAATGCACCAGGCAGAATCACCGAGTCGGTCCCGATCCTTGGAAGACCAGCGACATTGGCGACCAGGTTCTCTTGAGCAGCTTCCCACAGCTGGCCAGTTAAACCGACCCCGGTTGTCATCAATACTTTGTAGATCTCGGTATGCTCGGTATCGATCCGAAAGTCTTTCTCGTTCCACGTATCGACCGCATTTTTCCCAAGCTTGATCCCAAGGATTGCCGACATTTACCCAACCTCCACAACTGTGATTTTCGGATTCTGTAAAGCTGCTGCCATCCGCGATTGGACCGCAAGCTGTTTTTCCATAAGCTGCTTCTGTTCGTTCTGCGCGTTCTCTCGGAATCGCTCGAACGCTGCCAGGCTTGTGGACTCCAGAGTCTGAGGGCTCGCAAGCTCAACAGCTTTCTGCGCCATCTCTTCTTGTGCCTTGGCTGCCAGCTCTTCCGCTGTCGGTCCCTTGTCTTCCTCTTCTGGCTTCTCTGGTGGAGCTGCTGTAGCTAGATTCTCGATGGGTTTCATATCGCTGAATGCGAATCCGGTATCAGTCTTTGCCCATCGTTTAGCTGCCTCTTCTCGAGCCTTGGCTAAGCCGTCCGCCATTTCGCTACCAGCTTCGCCCATCTGACCGTCCAAGCTTGCTGCTGCTGCCTTTGCTTCCTGGTCGGCCTTTTCGCTGTCCGCTTTGACTTGCTCCCGAGCTGCCTTGAGCTTCTCCCGCTTGTCTGCGTATTTCTTCTGCTGGTCCTTAATGAAGTCTTGCACGTTAGCGACAGCCTTCTCCCCGGTCTTTGGATCAAGGAGAGAGTCCCGAGAACTCCTGATGGCTTGGCTGTTCTCATCCATCAACTTCGCTGTGACCTTATCCACCTCGTCCACGATCGTGACAAGGTTATCAATCGTCTCCTTGCCAAAGGTGCCCCGCGCCAGTGGGTTGTTGATCATCAGCTTGAACAGGTTAAGCAGGACTCTCATAAGCATTCGGCCTGTGCCCATCACCGTATTCAGGGCGATGTTGACCAGGTCCCAAGCTTTGATCAGATAACCGGCAGCAGTCTCAGCGATGCCGAGAGCACCACCCATTGAGGCGAATGCATCGCCTGTGGCATCGGTCGCCCCGCTTGCATCACCAAGGGATTGGATCAACTCGGTGAACCATCCCAGCAGAGCCTCAGCCACCGGAAGGAATGCAGTACCGATTCCCGCTGACAGATCGTCCCAGCTTGCCTGGAGTGCCTTGAGTCTATTCGCGAAGGAATCGCCGGAGCGCTCAACGTCCCCTTGGGCCTGCTTGGTGCCCTCCAGGATGATGTTATACCTGGCCATCGCCTTCTGTGCTTCGTTGGCCGTTGTTGGATCCAGACCACGCTTGAGCAACTCCGCCTTGACCGCCGTCTCGTTGACGATCACGCCGAACTTTTTCATGGGCTCGGCTTCACCCGTCAGAGCCGACCGGAGCGCCTCGAACGCTTCGGCATCGGTCGAGTTATGGAAGCTGGCCAGATCGAAGGATAGCTGCGTCAATGTCTGTGACATCATCTGAGCCTGGTTGGGATCGATCCCCATAGGAACTACAAGCCCTTGTGCCTGGCTCATGAAGTCCAATACCTCCTGCTTCGATCTGCCGACTTGAGCCGCGAAGGTGGTACCCCAGGCTTCCATCTGGGACGCATTGTCACCGAAGACAACGCGAAACTTGTTCATTGTCTCCTGGAGATCCGATGCCTTACTGATTGCCTGCGTGAGCATGGCTACAGTTCCAGCACCGATCGCGACACCAATTACCGCGCCGTACTGCTTGGCGATTCCGATCAGATCGCCAAATTCCTTCTTAGCCGACTTGAAGAATTTTTGCATCGCAGTCCCATTCGGAGCTGCTCGAACTGCATTGAGCCTGGCCGCGAATGTCTGGACGCTGGACTGCATGTCTGAGAAGGCTTTCGCGAAGTCTTCGCGACCCTTCACCGACATCTCTACATAGGCCTTGCCTGCTAGCTCTGCGCTCATTATCTACCCCTGCTTGCCTTGTAGTATTCTTTCCAGATCTTGGTTGCGTTCTTCTTGTGTCTCTCGAATGCTGGACGCATGAAGGGCCTCTTGGGCATCTTCATCGGCATAGGTCCTCCACGAGAAGACTCCAAGAGAATCATGCTGGAGCTGACCTGAGTCATCTGCCCTTTCTTCTTCTTGAGATTCTCCTTCGTCAGAGTGCTACGGACTCGAACCACCTTGACCGTAACTGTAGCACCGAACTCGTGGATCTCGGGTTGAGTCTTTCCGCCATAGGTGCGCATGCCCGAGAGTTTCATCACGCCGATCCGTACCGATCGCTTCTCCTTGTCCACATCGTAGACGATGGTCCGAAGGTTGGCTCCTTCCTGGCTGTTCCGTGCTCGTGGTGGCTTCCCCGCTGGTCGTGGTGGTGGTCCAGGCTTCATAACCGTGACCTGTTTACCATCCACGATCTGTTTCGAGAACTTAACCCCCTTTGCTGGAGCACCGATAAGCTTTCGAGCATCCTGCCGAATGATCGCGCCGAAGTGCTTCAAGGTCTTTTCGGTGGCTCGCTCAGCTCGTTTTGTCTGCTTGCCTTTGATCTTCTGGATCTCTTTGATTCTGGTTTTCAGCCGGGTCTTGATTTTCATTTTTCGAGTCCCGTGGAAGAAACATTTTCAAAGCGCCGATCGTACCTTTTCGCAGCGGTATGGTGGACCGCTCCTTACCCTTCTTGCTCGTCCTCCTTTGCGGGATAAACAGCTCTGGCCTAGCCCCCCGAGCTAGCTCGAAGAGCATCCATCCTTTGTAGGGTCTCGGGTCGAGTCCAGCGACTCCAGCCAGTCTGAAGAAGTGGATAAACATGCTTGCTCGATCAGATTGGCTCGTGCTATCTCCAGCGTTCTCGCCTTGTCCCACAAGCCCTTGAGCATTTGCCCCTGAGCTGGGGACAGGTGGACGAAAAAATCGATGTACTCCCCCATCCATGCGTCCCATGCGCGGGTGAGTGTCGCGCCATCGATCCGCTTGCCAAACTCCAAAGCACTCAGCCCAAGCCGCTTGCATTCATCGAGGCAGCAGACCCAAAGTATTCCCAGCATCTTCTCTGGTGACTCTGGCACCTGGCCGACATCGTCCATGAGGTTGATGCCCATCTCGGTCTTGATGTTCAGCAGGTGGCCTACCGTGAGATCGATTGCCCACGGTTGGCCTGTCTTATCGGTAAATGTCCTCATTCAGTCCTCAGCTTTCGTTACGGTACGGTGTACCAGGAAGGGGCAACGTGAGCGCCAGCCACACCACCGGAATTCTTGCATGGTCGGAGCGATACGTCCACCATCAAAGCTTCACCGAGATTCTCGTTTCGGGTGAAAGACTTGACCATCATAAAGGCTCGCAGCCCTTCGTTGCCGGTCGATCCAGCGCCGGTGATGATGCCATCCATCACCGCGACCTCAATCGGAGTCTTGGCGAAGAATGCAGTCTGGAGAGCGGTAAAGTCATCGTCGGCAGTGTCATACAACATCGAGAATTCTACCGAGCCATCGATCAGACCATCGACGAATTCTTTCCATCCACCAGAGGCCCGAGTCGTTACGTCGGTCTCGTCCTTCTCTAGCGAGAGTGTAAGGTCCTTGACGTTGGGGACCTCGTTCCACGTTGGGGCGGCATTGGTGCCAGTGTTGCGGTACAGTTTTGCGTTTTGCGCTAGTACGTGAGCCATGATTAAAAACCTTTGTATCGTAGATTGACTTGAGTCATTAAGACGCCGTTATCGCTGACCTTCCCCACGTCGAACGGTTGATCTTCTTCAATTTCGACGAGGGGAAGACCAGCCATTTTCACTCCTTGGAGCGAATTGCAGATCTCTTCGACCAGTTGCAAAAATTCGCCGGTCTTTGTTTCGTTCTGCGCGTTGTTACCATCGGCAGTGGTGCGAACGACCAAGCCGACCGTATATGTCTTGAGATACACCCCGCCGCGAGATTGCTCGACCCGCTCAATCGGTCCTGCGTAGAGAGTCACATCGTAGCCAGTCAACACGTCCCGCTCGAAGATTGGTACAAGCTTCTTTGCTGGTGTGAATGCTTGGCTGTAAGTGGCTGCATCGATAAATGCAACCACTGCATCAACTAGTGTTTCCCGTACTCCAGGCATTGATTAAATCTCGCGAGTGTGAATCCTGATGAGCTGCTCGGATTGGTCCGTGTATCGCCATTGAGCCTCCACGCCGACCGCAAGAATTGCGTAGGTCTTTGAGCCTTCGGTTATGCGGTCGCCTTTAAGCGGCAAAGTCTGGACACCACCGAGCACCAGGGCTGAGGTGAGGATTAGATAATCCCTGCTCTTTACCTGTTCGATAATCATCCCGTCTTGCGACAGGTCGTGATTAGATCGGCCAGGTACAGCCTTGGTGATAGCCACCGACTGGGAAGCCGATGGCCTGCTGTAGGTGATGTCTACGCCCATGGTGGCCTGCATAGTCTTGTAGCCATGCAAGCCAGCTGCCGCGAATGGAGTGCTACTCATTAGGTCAACAGAGCCTCGGTGGATCCAATGCGATCGGTGACGATGATCGGCACCCCGAAGCTTTCCGTTGGGAACGGTGCTGGTGATCCGGTCGGATTCGTCGCAGTCCTGGAGCGCTGGAGCTGCCCGAGGCTTCGACGATTCATCGCGATATAGGTCGGCCCCCGGCTTGCTGGGAATCGCTCGATGGCTTGCGAGATCAGAGCATCGGTAAGCCCCTTGCCCGAATCAGCGGTCAGGTTAGCGATCCGAACCGCGCTGTACGTGGTACCGATCTTGAGACCTGCCCATCCGTGGATCGAATGAGCCAAAGCCCAGAATCGACCCTGCACCGATCCAGCTCGCTCGACTCGCTGTCGCTCACCGATCGTGATCACGCCTTGGTTCCCCCAAAGCATCTGGAGATCTTCTTCGCCGGTGCGAATCAACCAGCAAGAGGAACCGGTCGCAGCCGAGGTTCCGCCAGCATTGACTACCTGAGCATCGCCCAAGCCGTCGAGGTTGGTCTGGTTAGCCAAGCCGCTGAACCCTGCCGCCAGGTTGCCAGTACCATAGAAGATCTGCTCTTCGCATTCGGCCAAAGCTTGTCGCAAGTGGGCCATGGCTTCGATGGCCATAACGTGATCAACTCCGCGCTCATCGACCAAAGCAGCAGCCTCATCAATCCCAAAGCTGGCGTCCAGGAACTTGAGGGTGTTGGTCACCTGCGTATAGGTGCCCTTGGTGTTTTCCACGCCATCGTTGATGTCGCGGAAGCCTACCGATGGATTCGCGGTCTTCTTGGTGTAGACGAACGTATTCGAGCGGCATTGACGAGCCGCAAGGACCGCGAGAAGTGGTGCTTCGTCGAGGACATCGCTGAGCATTAGCTCCATGTCAAGCTTGTTGAAAGTCACCACGTTGGCCGATGTCATGTATGCATCAGGCATAATTTACTCCCTTGCTAAATTGGATTTGTAAAACTGTGAGTGTGTCTCTGTGGTGTGTCTCGTTGGTTGCCGACTAGTTGCTAAGAGCTGCTGCCCACTTCGCTGACTTGTCGTCGGCTCCTTGGGCTTTGAGCTGCTCAGCCTTCGCGACTGCTGCTTTCTTGCTGTCGCTCAGTTCGATCCGAGGCTCGGAGGAAAGTGCGGTTTCTTCGCCGTTGCTTGCCTTGGTGGCTGCTTCGAGCCGGGTCTCCAGGTCTTTGATCTGCGAGAGCAGATTCACGTTTTGCTCTTGGGTCTCCTTCGCGAAAATCGCGAAGCAGTCGCCGATAGATCGGCCTTCGAGGTACCACATAGCACCGCGCTCGCCGAACGCTTCAATGAATGGCCTGGCACCGTCCAACGAGAGGCCAGCAGGAGCAGCCACAGGGGCTGGAGCCGGTTGGGTCTGTTGGCCAGCTTGATTGCCTGCTAGCACTTCGTCCATAATGTTTCTTCCATAGTGTTTGGACAGAAAGGAGCACATCCGTTCCACGACCTCGCGGGGCTCCCGATCCGCGAAGTGAGTTTCTACGATCCATGTGGCCAGGGATGGCAATCCCTGAGGGCTGGCCATGTCGAACAGACCGCCGCGAGTTGCAGCTGGCTCATCGACAAAATCCACCGCGCGAAGTCCATCAAGTCGCAAAGGTAGCGTTTTACCCTCTGGCACTTCGGTATACATGACGCCAGAAAGGTCGGTGACTACGGACATGCCGAACGCTTCTGGATCTTCTTCCGCCAGATTCATAACATAGGTGCCAAGATCCCCGTTTGGGGTGTCGAATGCCGAGTCGGCTAACTGGAGATCCGCATAGGCTGCATCACCTTCCACGCGAAAGTTTGTAAGTCTTCCGAGATACTTGCCGAATCCGTCATCGCTCATCGATGGATGAGTGAAGCGGGACTTCATCCCTTTGTTCGGTTGGTTGCCGTACTCGACGACTTGGGCCAAGGTATCTGCGTCAACCTCCCAGGGTCGCGAGTCGTTGACTCGGCCCATCTGCATTACCTTGACGCCGTTGATCCGCTTTGCCGCTCGATCAACGCCAGACTTTGGAGCACCTCGAAGGGGGCTTGTTTTGAACAGGTTGTTAAGCATTTCGCGTTTCTCCTTGGTCGGCTGTGTCTTCTTGGTCTGCTTGTGGTTCTCCAGAGTCTTCGGATTCATCTTCCTGTTCCTCTGGTTCCATAGTGTCTTCGTTGACTGGTGGCTCGTCCGGTGGTGGTGCTTGCTGTGCTCCAGGGGATGCGGTCGTTAGGGTGGACATGCCCAGCGATACCAGGAACTCATCCTCCTCGTGGATCTTTCGGACTACGTCTTTCCAATCGTCCCCGTATCGCTCGCGACGAATCTCGGACCGGCTGCGTAGCTTGTTGGCGATCGCGAGAACGTCCCCAGCTACTTCCTCCTTGGGATTCCACCAAGGCATACCCGAGGGTATCCAGTCCCAGTTGATGTCTTCGATCCGGTATCCAGCAGGTAGGGTCAAAGCACCTTCGGCGATCCATTGCAGGATCTTCCATACTGTGATCCGGTCCAACAACTCGCGAAGGTCTTCCCGCTTCGACTTGCAGCTCTGCAAGTACATGATCAAAGCTGACCGAGATCCGAAGAAGTTGGTATAAGCCTCATCATAAAAGCTCCATGGGATGTCCATCGACTTGAGAGCCGACTGGAGACACATGGTCAAAAAGGATTGAAACTCAGTCGAAGGGTGCTTCGATTCGAGAAACTCCATCTTGTCGCCTGGATCCAGTTCCACCTTGACCGGACCGCGACCGAGATCGATTCTGTATTCACCGCCAGATTCTTCCTCATCGTCGCTGTCGGCCATCTCGCGAGTGATCGCAAGCGCGAATAGCTGGGTGATTTTCGCCTTGGCTCGTGCGTAGTCTTTGACCTCAAGGACATCCTGGAATTCACTGATCGCAGCCACCAATGGTGACACCCCGCGAAACTGGTCGAAGGAATCCCAGTATGCAAGCTGCATGATGTTCTTGGCTGTGACTTCCCGCTCGTACTCATACCGACCGTCAGTCATTCGGCGGTAGATGCCTGCGCCCATCATTCGGCCACCATCGGCTAGATGGATGCCATGGACCCAGGTTGCCTTTGCGTCTCTGGTCGGTGGATCCTGGACTCGATCCCCTTCGATAGCTTGCAGCTTGCCTTGGACCTTGACCAAGAAGACATCACCATCGAGGACGCGACGAGCCTCAGCAAGTCGAATCATTCGCCGCAAGGAATGCCGGTTGGCCACATCGCAATTGATCGACCTGGAATACCAAGTCATCAGCCGTTCAAGCTGCTCGTTGAATACTGGGTCTTCGGTGGATGCTTGGAATGTAAACGTGGAAACAAAATCCAAGTGCTTGCGAACAGCCCATCCAGCTACACTGTAGTTTCGCCAAAGCTCCCTGGCTCCCTCGATGACTCTTCGTCGCTTCGTGGTGTCGAGGATCTGGTCGGATGTCTTGATGTTGGTCCCAGGGTCGCGCCGCTGGGTGCTCGATTCTGCCGCGATGTAACGACCGAAAGCACCGCTCAATCTGTCGCGCCATGTTTTGACTTGCTTAATCATGGCTGTTCCCTAGGTTGAAGCTGCTAAATCTGGACTTTGATCTGGAGTACCTCACGACTTGCTTGCGCCAGTATTCCAGCTCTTTGATGGCCTGGTCTCGATTATACTGGACCATATTTCCGTCCACGCTGACCATCATCACGCCCGCGCCGGTGGACATCTGCTCTTCGAGAGATGCGACCATGCGCCGGGCGGTTTCGAGTTTCTGGATTCGCTCTTCGTGTGACATAGGCTTATTTATTTACCTTGTGGAGTGGATCGATACAAATGCGCAGCTACTGATCTGCCGCAGGATCTGCGCCAAGTGGCCATGCCTCCTTGAGCGTGTAGACTTGCTCGCAGCCCTTGCAGGTGACGTGGTAAAGTTTCATAAGGTAGCCATCATGCTCGAAGCTGTGGTAGGCCCCACGGTTTTTTGTGCACCCTGCCGCCTGGTCGCAGTGAGGACATCGAGGGATGGTGATCGATGCTTTTGGTTTCGCTTTGCTCATAGGTACTCGACCCTCCTGGACCTCTTGGGTTTAACTTCCGTTGGTGGTGTGTCCGTGCTCTGTGGTGGTGCTCCAGGTTCAATGGGTTGCTGCTGCTCGATGCCCTTTGCCGAGGATCGCTTGGACCGCTTCCCGCCTTCTCCTTCAAGCTTGCATCCTTCCACACTTGCAGCAACACAACAGCCGACCAGGCAGTCCAGCCAGTGGTTGTCCGGTCGGTCTGGTCTAATCTTCCACTCATCGACTTCCCTGCCGCGCCCCTTTGTTCGGACTGGATACTCAGCCTTTAGGTGTTTCGCTATCGTCGAGTGTTCATGCGGGTCGGCCTGATAAAGAACCAGGCTACCCGATGTACCTGGCTCGGTGGATAGTCGCGAGTGGAAGAAGGACTTCCAAAAATTGGTATCGTAGAGCACGTGGCGAATTGGTACGTCCTTCGCTCGATCGATTCGCCAGTGTTGGCCGACCGCGCGTCCAAGTTTCCTGACGTGGTTCGCGTTGAGTGCTTCGCTCGATGCAGTCACCCCCTTACCGTGAGACGGATAGAGCACCGATCGGTGGGGACTCGTGCGACAGAACTCATAGACGATGTTTCGCGATAGCCCCCAGTTTGCATCGATCATGATCCGATTGAATGGGATTTCCCCACCCGTCGCGGTCTTGAGTTTCGACTCCATCAGGTGGGCTACCAGATCCTTGAGTGCTTTGCTCAGCCTGACTTCCAAGGAGTCACCTGGATACATCTTCGAGAGAGTTTTTCGGACCGTGGAAAGTTTGAAGCTGTTTCCCCTCTGTTGTGGCCAGGCTCCATAATCAACCACCGTCCCTGTGAAGTCAGATCGCCAAGAAACGATGGAGTAGAACAAGAGATCTTGCTGAACGTCGATAAAGCCGACCACCTTGTCTGTCTGCTCTTGAAGCTGGCCTTTCTTGGTGATGCCGATCCGCTTGGTAATCTCGTCTTCGCTCAAAATCGAATCGTCGAGTTTTAGCTCGAGCGGGTGGTTTTGGTATTCCGCCCAGAATGCCTCTTCGTTTCGGAAGTAAAGGTTCATCCCGTTCTGGATCGCGGATAACTCGTCTTTGTTGTGTCGCTCAGGCCAGGCCGCTTCGCAGCCAAGATCCATCTGGTCTCGGTGCTCCAGGTAGTATTCGGTGGCCTCTTCTCCCTTGCCACCATTGCGAAGGCTGGCTTTCCTGATCTCGTAATACTGCGTCCAAAGATCCATGTTGGTTGGCATGCCGTAAAGCAGTTGCGTCCGCTCACCATGCCATTCCGGAGACTCTTCGCGATCCAGCGACATATCCGCCAGGTCACCCTTTTTGATGACTGTGCAAGGCATCACGCCAGCGATCTTGACCCCTGGCCCCGCAAGTCCCAATACGTCGCCGTTGATGATCGCTAGCCGGTCGTCGGTCTGCTCCCCGCTCTTTGCACTCTCGCGAGTTTGTGGGTCGTCAGGGATCACGTAATCAGGCCGAAGGACCTCACCGTCTGGAGTTGTAAACTGCTGCCCTCGAACGTCCCCAGTGATCCCGCAAACACTGACCACTGAGCCCGATGCTCTTGATCCAGTGATGGTCGGCAAAATCAGAAAGTTGCTTAGCCATTGAATCCCAGTTGGCTCCCCTTCGTAGGTCTGACCGCTGGCCCGAGCTGCTCGACCCTCAAGCGATCGAATCGGAAAGCAGACTTCGGGGAAGTCTTCGAGCAGTAAAGGGTTGAATCTCAGCTCGGACTTGATCGATCCAAGAAGCTTCTCGGCTTTCGTCTCGGTGGCACCGATCAGACACACCCATCGACGATAGCCATAGAGCAAAGACCACAGAGCAGCGGTGATTGCCAGGGTTGTTTTGCCGTTTCCACGAGGCATGGCCAAAGCAAAGAGGCCACCGTCTCTGACCGTTGTCTCGATCCGCTCAATTACCCGCAAGTGATCGCGACTCCATCCCATCGAGAACGCTCTGGGTCTGTAGGTCTCGCAAAATGCGCGAAACGAATCAGCCCCCGCAAGCCGCCGATTTGTATCGACTACAGGCGGGATCTCTCCAAGCTCGGAGCCAGCCGACCGCATGTCTCGCATGCGCTCGGCCATTCGCTTCCGATGCTCTTCGTAAGCTGTCTTGTCCTTATCCTTGGTCGATACCATTAGGGAGAGCCGAGCAGGCTATTAAGCTCCACGATAGGATCCGAATCAGCAGGGATTGTCACGTAGACCTTGGCACCAGTTCCACGCCAGGCTTGGTATCTGACGCCTGGTGTAAGGTCCGAGAACTGAGCCACGCCGACTGCATCGCTCACCGCTGTTCTGGTGGCTGTGTCGATAGCTAGCCCAGTGCTTCCATGCTCGGTGGAGACTGCCTGCATCGACATTGTGACCCCAGTCTCTGGTAGTCCATTGGCACCGAGGACAAGCCAGTACCCAGTGACGTTGCCAGGACTGCTTGGAGTGATCGCGATAGCAGTAAGACTGTAGGTCTGGTTCACCGTACCAGAGACCGCCAGGACAGCACCCGCGAAAGTTGTGTTAGGGCTGGTGATGCTTACGATCCAGGAGCCATCATCGATGTTAAAGGTTGCCACGCCGCTGACGTTGGTAGTACCGAGATAGGTTTCGCCAGCCTTGGTCAGTCGGACTTTCGCCCCTTGGACTGGTGCTCCAGAGAGCTGGACTGTGATATTCACGGTCCGCGCCCCGGTGCCAGTTCCGCCACCACCGCCACCTGATGGAGCAAGGCTCAGCGATGACGCTTCCCACTGCCATCCACCGCCACCATCGGACTGGATCATGGAGTAAAGCTGAGCGACGAGATAACCGAGATCCCCTGCGTCGTAGCTGCTGGTCGATCCGGCTTGCCCCATCACGCCTTCGACAATTCCAGCGATGCTGTGGACATGGCTCGCAGGTATGATAATAAACGTATTACCGACCACTGGAGCACTCGTCAGAGGCTCTTCCAAGGTGATCTGCCCGTTGGTGTTGTTGTAGGTAAGTATCGGGCTGTTCTGGTCGATCACTAGGCCAGAACAGCCCGAT